GAACTCAATCATCGCGCCCGAACACAATTTCATGAGCTGTCATTGCAAGGCCCTGGCCCCATGCTGTTTCAAGCAACGTGCGCTGAATGCTGGATGGCACGGTGCCGGAGCGCTTCCACCTGGAGACAGCAGCGGGATCGCGCCCAAGGGCTCTGGCCAACTTTCTGACCCCGCCAAACTCATGGATGGCGACATCAACCGGTGATTTTTTTGTGTGTGTGTTGTGCATTCATCAATGATGCCACAAGGTCAACGTCCTGTGAAGCCTTGATTTATAAGGAAAATACGGCCATCTACGACCATGCATAAAAAAAGATTTGCAGCTACCAATTTTGTTGATATACTATCAACGTGTTCAGCAATTAACCCAGGAGAAAACAGCATGACAAACGAAGAGCAAACACTGATCCAGACAATCAAAAAGCTTCCAGGCTACCAAGTGTTTAATGGCCGCAATGGTGGCAGCGTGACCGTTGCAATCACCAAATCAAACGGTGCCAAGCAGATATCAGTCTGGCTTGGTCGCCCAGGCAGCATCGAGCGCCTCGAAGAAGTTTTGAAAAATTCTTTTTTGGACAAGCAGATCGTTGTAGCCGGTGATGTGTGGCGCGTGCTTGGCGTTGGCGCACAACGCAAAGGCAACACATTCTGTCACCTGGCCAGCACTACCCGCTTTCGCCAGCAAAAAAATGGCAAAAACCCAATCCAGATTGGCGACTGGGTTGACACCGCAGTTCTCATCGCCGCAACCAACCAAGGAGTTTAACCATGTCAGTAGATATTTCTTTCCACCGTGTCACCAAAGTAGAACTGGATGAGGTTCGTTCTACCGAGAGTTCATCTCGGTCTTACGATGTGCGTGACATCACCATTACGCACGAAGACGGTCAAGTGACCACGATCACCCTGTTTGGCGAGAAAGACAAGGAAGACGTTTTAAGGGTCAACGTATGAGCCAGTGCGCTGAGATCCTTAACCATATGCAAATCAAAGGTGCCATTACCGCTCTTGAAGCACTCGACCAATACGGTTGCTTCAGACTGGCAAGCCGCATCAATGATCTGCGTAACGATGGCCATGCCATCCACACCGCGACCATCGAACTGCACAACGGCAAGAAGATCGCTTCTTACTCTCTTTTACAAACCAAAGGAAACTGAAATGACAAAGCAAATTATCGAGATCACCAACGAACAGGCCTGGCTTGAGCAGCGCCTGCAAGACATCACATCCACCGAGGTGTCGGCGTTGTACGGCCTCAACCCCTACCAGTCCGAGTTCGAGCTGTTCCACGCCAAGCGCAACAAAGAGGTCATCCGCATTGAAGAGAATGAACGCATGACCTGGGGCAAGCGCCTGGAAAGCGCAATTGCTCACGGTGCCGCAGAGACCATGGGCTGGGACATCGAGAAGTTTGGTGTCTATGTGCGCGATACCGATGGCCGGATCGGCAGCTCGTTTGATTTCAAGATCAACAGCTCCAGGATGGGGGGCGTTGGTATCCTGGAAGTCAAGAACGTAGACAGCCTGGTTTACCACCGCAATTGGATCGATGACGGCCAAGGCAACATCGAGGCACCAGAGCATATCGAGTTGCAGATCCAGCACCAAATGGAAGTGGCCGACATTGGCTGGTGCGCCTTGGTGGCCTTGGTCGGCGGCAACACACAGAAGGTTGTGCTGCGTAACCGTGACCGTGGCATTGGCAGCGACATTCGCACCAAGGTCTCAGCATTCTGGGCCAGTGTCGATGCAGGCGTGGCACCCAGCCCTGACTACACCAAAGATGCCGAGTTCATCATCAAGAGCTTGCGCGGCACCGCAACTGAGGGCCTGGTGGCCGAGGCTGATGCAGCGCTTGAGCAGCTCATTGAGCAATATCACTTTGTCTCACGCGAAGGCAAAGACTTGGACGCTCTCAAAGAGCAGTACAAGGCACAGATCCTGGAGCGCATTGGTGAGGCCAGCAAGGTTATTTCTAGCCTTGGCACCATCTCATGCGGCATGACTAAGGCCAGCGAAGGCAAGGTCATTACTCAGGACATGGTCGGTACCTATACCGGCGCACGCAGCGGCTTCCGCAATTTTCGTTTTACACCCAAGAAAGGTTAATCATGGCAACAGAACAACGCATCTACATCGTCACCGGCTTTGGCAAGACAACCCTGGTTAGAGCAATGAGCCAGGCCCAGGCCTTGCGCCACATTGCCGATGAGATATTCACGGTCGAGATAGCCAAGGCTGTCAATGTGGCAGACCTTATGGCCAAAGGCGTTCACCTCAAGGTGGCCGTCCAGGCATCAGAGCAAACAACAATTTTTGATAAGGAGTAATCATGTCAGACAGCAAAGCACTTACACCAATGGAAGCCATGCGCGGCACCTTGCAAACCATGCGCGTGGAGTTCGAGGCAGCACTGCCGCCTCAGATCCCAGTCGATAAATTTATCCGCACCGCCATTACCGCAGTGCAGATGCAGCCAGACCTACTTGGTGCTGACCGCAAAAGCTTGCTTGGCGCTTGCATGAAAGCAGCCCAGGATGGCCTGCTGCTTGATGGGCGCGAGGCTGCACCGGTCATCTTCAACACCAAGGACGGCAAGAAGGTTCAATATATGCCCATGATCGGCGGCATCTTGAAGAAGATCCGCAACAGCGGGGAGCTGGCCACCATCAGCGCCCAGGTGGCATACAGCTCAGATTTCTTTGAATATGAGCTTGGCGATGAAGAGAAGATCACGCACAAGCCTTTTATGGGCGGTGAGCGCGGCACGCCAATCGCTGTCTATGCAGTAGCCAAGACCAAAGACGGCGCAATCTACCGCGAGGTGATGAGCGTGTCCGATGTCGAGAAGGTACGCAGCGCCAGCCGCGCCGGTAAGTTTGGCCCATGGGTTGATTGGTGGGATGAGATGGCCAAGAAGACGGTAATCCGCCGCATGGCCAAGCGCCTGCCATCAAGCGCTGACGTTGACCAGGTGTTCGCACACGACAACGAACAGTTTGAGCAAGCGCCAGCACGCCAGGCACCGATCAATATCACGCCCCAGCCAGATGCCCAGGCAAGGCCGCTAGGCCGCTTAAAAAGGTCGATGGCTGTCGAGGTATCAGAAGACGGCGAAATACTGCCTGCGGCTGATCCTGTGGTGGCGGGGGTGGCGCATGATGCTCAAGCCCAGTGAAGTGGCCAAGCGCTTGCAGATCAAGGAAGGCACCTTGAGAACCTGGCGCATGGAAAAAAGGGGGCCTGCCTACATTAAGTTGGGGCAGTCCAAAAATAGTGCAGTGCGCTATCGACTAGAAGATGTCGAGGCATGGGAAAGGAGCAATGTATGAAAGCAACCACAATCGCATTTCTTGTTTTGCTGCTAGGGGGCTGCGCGTCTAGCGACTTAAAGCCGCCGACACAGACAGTTGTTTTGCAGAAAGAGATCTACCAGATGTCCAGGTCGCAAACCATTGATGCAATACGGGAATGCGAAACCAGTGGCACCAGGGCGGTGCCAATCTATGGCAACCGGTTGGTCAATGGGTACATGACTTCGATCATCCTAGAGATCAACTGTGCGCCAAGCTGGAAATAAAAAAACCCCGCCAACCGAAGTCACCCAGTTGGCGGGGCTAAAGTTCCTGGCCGTGAAGGGCAACCAGGATGGCAACAATCAGGATGATATCTCGAAATGGGGGCCGTCTAAAAACGGCCTCTTATTTTCTTTGCGCCGTGTGTCTATGTAATGCATCATGGCATCTTCCATGGTGCCGCGCCACAGCCGGATGTCTTCCACAATCCAAGCGCATCCCCATTTGATAGGCACATTCAGTTCAATAGCCGCCTGCTTCATTGCGTCAGCAATGTCATCGTACATATTGAGTTCCCAACAGACTTCACCATCAAGGTAAGCAACCAAGTCAACGGCCTTGCCTCCGATGTGCTTGCTGGCCATGGTCTGGCTTTTTCCAGCGGCCACAAGTTGCGTCTGGCGCTCGATTGTACGCAGGCCCTCAGTCACCCCAAAGTCAACCTTGGTAAGTTCAATGGCGCGGTTGACTACCTTGACCAGGCGATCATCAACACCGGCTAATTTATCTAAGCTGCGCTGCGATAGGTTGTAGCTCATGCCTCTCTCTCCTTAGTGCTGACGTTAGCTTCAATGCAAGTGGCTTCAATTTTTGCGCCGAGTCTTCCAGTCATCTTTTCCATTTCATCTTTCTTTCTTTGCACTTCTTCCCGACAAGTTTCATCGCTTTTGTAGTAAGTTTTTTGTTGCATAAACTCACAGTGTCCAGCCAAGCAAACAAACAAGACGGGAATAAAGATGCTCATTTAGCAGACCCTCTAGAAATAATTTCAGTCTTAGCTGCGCTGCTTGCAGATGATCCAAAATAGTACGACACAATTCCTCCCCAAGCCGTACCCAAACTGCCGAGCATCATTAGGATAGCTGGGTTGTTGGAGTCAACGCGACCCAACAGCATCATCACCAAGATGCCAAAAAATCCCAACGTGATGGCAATGGCTAGGGCTGGCGGAACAATTGATTTTGTTGATGTCTGCATTTCACGCGCAGACTTGCGATCTTCATTGGCCAACTTTTCAAAGTTAAGGCCAAGTTCTTGCGCTTGTTTTGCAAGCTCAATTTCAGCAAGCTTGAGCTGGGCTATTTGTTCTGCGCTCAGTTTATTGTTGCTGATTAAATCGCCAACCTGGTCTGGGTTAACGCCAATAGCTTTGCTGATGGCAGAGACAGCCATGCCAGCTAATGGGCCACCAAGTGCGGTGGCAATGGTCGGTGCAATTTGTTTAAGCCATTCCATGTCGTTTCTCCTTAGAATGTTCCCTGTAAATCAAACAGGAAGTTGATTATCACAAAAAGCAAAAAAATTCCAAGGCCGACTATCAAGGCAATCAAGAACCAATCAAACATATTTTGAAGCTCTTGCGCTTTTTTTTCCTTGGCTTTTGCTATTTTCTTTTTTTCTTCCCTTCGCATTCTGGCGCACTCAGCTTGAAAATGAATCCAGTCATCCCAGAGCCCAGCGCGGCCATGCCAGATCATTAGCTCTCTTAAATCGATCTCATGTTTCTTTAACTCTTCCAGGGCAAAAAACTCTTCAAGCTCTGTGTTTTGTTTGCTGCCGGTACTCTTTTTTGATACCGCAATCTGTAAGTCTTCTTTGGCACTGAAGTACGCAATCATTGCCTTGGCCGCGCTTGCAATTTCCCCACCGTTCTTGACGGCGGTCTTGATGATCGCAAAGGCTGCGTTTGCAGCGGCGAGTTCCGCCAGCATTAAGGTGGCCCAATGTGCGCCTGCAAGCCAAGCTTGGTTGAGATGCCCACCAAAATCAAACCAACCACAATCACCAGCAAGCCCCACAAACCTTTCTTGGTTAGATCAAGCTT